GCGGGTGGGGTTTTACTCCCTGGAGACCAACCAGTACAAGCTGGCCGACCGCCTGATGGCCAATCTGGCGGGGATTGAGATGCCCACTATCAAGCGCAACGAGATCACCGGGGAGCAGTGGCAGCGCCTGGCCGACCGGTCTGACCGAATCCGGGCCAGGAAGCTGGAGCTCATTGAGGCCAGCGGTATGTCGGCCCAGGACATCCAGGCAGACGCCCTGGCTCACCGGTACGAGATCGTGTACATCGACTACCTGCAGCTCATCGAGCCGGAGACCCGGAAGGTCAACCGCACCGAGCAGGTGTCCGGGATCAGCCGGAGTCTCCAGCAGCTGGCCCACGGCACCGGCCGTCTGGTGGTGGCTCTGTCCCAGCTCACCCGGGCGGAGCACACCGGCAAAAACGAGCAGGTGGAGCCCACCATGTCCGACCTGCGGGAGTCCGGCCAGATTGAGCAGGACGCGGACGTGATCATGCTGCTGTACCTGGAGGAGCCCAACAGGCCGGAGGCCAGCCGGCGGGTGCTGAAGATCGCCAAGAACAAAGAGGGCACCCGGGGCCGGATCTACTTGGTCTTTGATGGACAGTTCCAGCGCTTCCGAGAGAGCGCCATTGAGGAGCCCGCCCCGGGGGCCAAGCGGCAGACCTACCAGCGGCCACCCAAGGACCAGCTGGACTTCTTCGACCTGCCGGGACCCGACGGACCCACACCATTTGACCAACCTGAGAAAACCTGAAAGGAGACTGTTACCATGAGAACATTTGCAATCGTCAACCGAAAGGGCGGAGTGGGCAAGACCACCACCGCTGTGAATCTGGCCTATGTGCTGGCCACCAGCTGCCATTTGCGGGTGCTGTTGGTGGACGCGGACGGTCAGGCCAACGCCACCCAGATCCTGCTGCCCCGGGGAGAGTACGCCGGACTGGGAGCTCTGCTCCGGGGGTACGCCATCTGTTATGACGAGCTCACGGTCCATACCGACGTGGACGGCCTGGATGTGCTGCCGGCGGCGGAAGATCTCTGGGCATTGGACCTGGAGGCCGCCGGGGGAGACCGGAGCCGGTGCTACCGGGCCATCCGGGACATGCGGGAGGCCATGGAGGAGGACGGGGCCTACGACGTGATAGTCATCGACTGCCCGCCCAACCTGTCCGCCGCCTGTGTCTCCGCCATCCTGGCCAGCGACGCCGTCATTATCCCGGTGCTGTCCGACGCCTGCTCTGCCACCGGCGTGGCCGACCTGGTGGAGCAGATCGACAGCCTGCGTTACATCCGGCCGGACATCCGGGTGGCCGGAGTGCTGGTGAACCAGTGGCACCGGTCCCCGGTGGTGGAGGACGCGGCGGCCTACCTGCGGGAGGACGGCCGGGTCCCGGTCTATGACACGGTGATCCGCCGCACCGACAAGGTGCCGGAGAGCTCCTGGGCCCGGATGGCTGTACAGCAGTGGAGCCCCTGGTGCTCCGCCGCCCGGGACTACCGGGCCTGGACCGCTGAGCTGCTGGCAAAGGAGGGCATGAAGTATGAGTAAGCCGGACCTGGGGCGGATCATCGCCCAGACTATGGACAAGCCCGTGGAGGGCCGGACCATTGAGACCATCACGGATGAGATTTTGGACGCCAAGCGCACCGGAGGGGAGGCCATTCTCACCATCGGCCGGTGCCTGATCGAGGCCAAGGACATGCTGCCCCACGGGGAGTGGCTGCCCTGGCTCAATGAGCGGGTGGAGCTCTCAGAGCGTGCGGCCCAGCGGTTCATGCGGCTGGCCCGGGAGTGGTCAAATCCGACAACGTTGTCGGATTTGGGAGCTTCGAAAGCCTTGGCGCTGCTGGCGTTGCCGGTGGAGGAGCGGGAGCAGTTTGTGGAGGATCACAACGTCATCGACATGAGCGCCCGCCAGCTCAAAGAGGCCATCCGGGAGCGGGACGAGGCCCGGAAGGCCGCCGAAGCCGCCAAAGCGGACGCCTCCGCCGCAGAGCAGGCCCGGGCCAAAATGGCCGAGGATATGCGGACCACCCAGAATCTGCTGGAGAGCGCCCGGGCGGACGCGGATTCGGCCGGAAGCCGGGCGCGGGCCCTGGAAGAAAAACTGCGCATGCTCCAGGAGCAGCCGGTGGAGGTAGCCGTGGAGACTGTGGTGGACCCGGAGGCTCTGGAGCAGGCCCGGGCGGAGGCGGTGGCCGAGATGCAGGCCAAGCTGGACAAGGCCCGGGAGGCAAAAAAACGGGCCGAGGACCGGCAGAAAATCGCGGAAGATGCCCTGGAACAAGTACGGCTCCAACTGGAGGAGCAGGCCAAGGCAGAGAAAAAGGCCGCCCTGGGGGCGGACAAGGACGTGGCCCAGTTTGAGGTGCTCTTTAACCAGGGCCAGGAGCTGGCCAACAAAATGCGGGGGCTGCTCCTGAAGGCCAGGGGCCGGGAGGACTCCTCCGCCGCCCAGGGGATGGAGAAGGCCCTGAAAGCCCTGGCCGAGGCAGTTGGGAGGTGTGCGGAATGATCCAGGAGGCAATCAACAAGCTGCGGGAGCAACAGAGCAAGGTAAAGGAGCGCTCTCCCCAGTGGATGGTGGCTCAGCAGCTGATGGACCTGGTCCGGGCAGAGCCCCAGTGTGCGGAGATCCTCGCCCAGGACCTGGAGGTGGAGGCCATGTCCATCACCGAGGCCGAGAAGAAGATCAAGGCCTTTGCCGACAGTCACAAGACCGGCAGCTTTTCCTGCGTAACTCCAGCGGAGTCCGACCGCATTTTGCGGGAGTTCTATGGCCTTCCCCCTCGCCCCAGCAGGGCGGGGGACAGCCTGGAGCCCGCCGGGGGCCTGGGGCTGGATCTGGCCGACTTCTGGGGGTGAGGACATGCGTGATTTGCGGAAACTGATCCCCCGGAAGCCGCCGGAGGGCTTTCTGGAGTGGGCTGCTAAGGAGCTGTGCGGAGACCTGGATACCTACGGGATGCTCTATGAGCAGGAGTGGGTGGAGGACTGGGGGCTGGAGCAGCTCCTGGACGAGTATGCCAGGCCCCGCAAACGCCGGATGGTACGGGTGGAGTGCTCCTGCTGTGGATACCGGGACCTGTATCACTATGGAAAGATAACTGGATGGAAGCCAGGCGGATACGGTTTTGTCCTTCCGGAGAGCTACGCCGAGGTGGAGGGCGGCACTGTCTACGGGGACGGGGAGAACATTCTGTGTCCCCAGTGCGGTACGCCGGTGCTCATCCGGAGGCGGGCCGCGGTGAAGAAAAATGGGGACTGTTTTGTGACGGCCTCCTCCCAGGCCATGAGTGCCGCCGTGGTGGGTGAGGACCGGCTCCTGGTCCTCACCGCTTGGGTGATCCAGCGGCGGGCCGGAATTGGCGGCGGGAGCTATCTAGCGGCCATCCCGGCGGAGGCCTATGTGTTCTCCGCCACCGAGTGCGCCCAGCTGATGGGCTGGCGGAACAGCTACAGCGGCACAGCTGGTTACTTTATCCAGTACACCCAGGCATGGAGGCAGCCCAAGGACTGGACAGAGCGGTGGGGGCAGGAGGAGCACATTTTCGGTCTGACGCCGGAGCTGGTGGCGAGCAGCTGCCTGCCCCACTGCAAGCTGGATGTGTACATGGCCCACAGGCCGGGAGCGAACCACTACCCGGTGGCCTGGCTGCGGCTCTGTCAAGCTTACCCCAATGTGGAGGCGGTGCTTCTCCACGGCCTGCCCCGAGTGTTGGACGACCTGATCCGGGACCACACTCAGGAGCGCCAGTGGGCGGATAACAAGCGGGGCCGAATGGAGCTGCCAGAGCTGGACTGGACGCAGACCCGCCCAGCCCAGATGCTCCATCTCACCAAGGACGAACTGCGCCTGGCCCAGGAGCAAGACTGGGGCGTGCTGTTCTGGAACTTGTTCCGGAATAGCAAGGCGGCGGGGGAGGTGCTCACCGGCGAGGACTTCGTCAATGCCTTTTATCTTGGCGACGAGCATGTGGACCAGCTGGCGGGCCGGGGGCCGGTGGCTAAGAGCATTCGGTATCTGCTCCAGCAGTGCGGCCAGTGGGAGGACGCCTATGAGCCGGAGCCGGAGAACGAGGACCCCGAACCGGACGCCGCCATTCCGGACGTGCAGATCCTGCTGGACTACTGGTCCATGGCAGAGCAGCTGGGGCAGGATCTGACTGACGCTCAGGTCCGCTACCCCCGCAGCCTGATGGTTGCCCACGACGATGCTGCGGAGCTGATGCGGCAGCGGGCGGATGCAGGCCGGGCCAACCTGTTCCGCCTCCGGCGAAAATATCTGAGCAAGTGGGCCTTCGCGGCGGATGGCCTGTTGATTCGGCCGGCGGCCAGCCAGCAGGACCTCACCGACGAGGGCAACCACCTGCACCACTGCGTGAGCACCTACGGGCAGCGCCACGCGGAGGGGAAATCGGCCATCTTCTTCATCCGCCGGAAGTCCAGGCCGGGGGAATCCTATTACACCTTGGAGCTGGACGAGAAAAAACTGACTGTCCGGCAGAACCGGGGGTTGCGCAACTGTCCCCGCACCCCGGAGGTCCAGGCCTTTGAGGACCTGTGGCTGAGCTGGGTGCGCGCCGGAGCCCCCAGAGACGAGCGGGGAAAGCCGGTGGTCTCAGCCGATGAAAGAAAGGGGATCGCGTAAATGAAACTGTTAAAAGCCGGTGACCCGTGCCCCTGCTGCGGGCGGACCATCAAGGAGGGGCTGCCCACGGGAACCATGATCTTCCTGAGCTGGCTGGCGGAGGGGATGGCCCTACGCGAAGCGGCCAAGAGCGGGGAGGACGGACATGCTCAATAAAATTTTTATCATGGGCCGCCTGGGCCATGACCCGGAGGTGCGGTACACCCAGGCGGGCAAGCCGGTGGCCTCCTTCTCCCTGGCGGTAGACCGAGACTATACGGATCAGGCCACCGGGAAGCGGCCTACCGACTGGATCGACGTGGTGGCCTGGGACGCCCGGGCCCGGTTCGTCCAGCAGTATTTCCGCAAGGGACGGATGGCCATCGTGGAGGGCCGCCTCCAGGTCCGGGACTACACCGGTAGGGACGGCTCCAAGCGCCGGGCGGTGGAGGTGGTGGCGGACAGCGTCTACTTCGGGGACAGCAAGCCCGCACCGGACAGCGAAGGCAACGCCGACGAGAGCCAGCTTCCGTCCCCGCCGCCCCAGGACTTTGCGGATCAGGACGACGACGGGGAGCTGCCGTTTTAAAGGGGGACTTACTTATGAACCGAAAGAAAAATCTCCGCCGCCTGTCGGTGCTGGTCACCGCCCAGACCCTGTACAATCTGCAGAAGCTGGCAGACATGGCCGGGAGCCGGGATGTAGGCCGGGTTGTGGACAAGCTCACCCGGGAGAAGATGCTGGCGCTGAAGGGTGAGGGGGGAACCCCATGAAGCCGACTGGTGAGGACGACCTCTGGCCGCGCCCGCAGTTTTGCAGTATCTATTGCCCCAAGTGCGGCCGGCCGGCTGCCCGGCTGGTGTACCAGACGCCGGTGGCCCGGTACCTGCATTACAGCCGGACTGGGGCGTACTGGCACACAGCGATTTTGGACGGAAAAAGAGAGGAGAGAAACCATGAGCCGATTGACCTACAAGAGCAAGGATGGGAGCTGGGGCCTGAAGGGCCTGAGCTGGGAGCAGCTGGTGGCCCTGCCGCCCAGGGTGTACGGAGCCCTGGCCAAGCTCAAGCAGATGGAGGACCTGGTGGACGACATCGGCGAGGCACAGCCCTCGGTAGGTGAGCTGGCCCTGGAAGAGCTGCTCACCATGGGGACAGATGGTATCCAGGCAGATCTGAGGGAGGCGAGAGCGTGGTACCAGAAAAGATTCGAGACTGTGACTTGACAGATTTGGCGGAAAAGAAGATGATCCTGGCTCGGCTTCGAGCCTATCGGGAGAAGCACGGCCTGGGTTGCTGGAAGCGCTTGGCCCGGGGAAAAGTGACGGAGGAGCTGCTCCGAGGTGTCCTGGCCGATGCGCGGCTGCTCACACGCCGGGAGTGGCGGGCCATCGGCCGGGCGCTGGACCGGGCGGAGAGACAGGAGGGCGCCAATGGCAAAAGCAATTAAGCACATCACTGCCGGGTTGCTCCACATTGAAGTCATCGGGACCGTGCCGGACCGACCACCTGGCAGAAGGGGGCGGGCGGCCAGGAGCTGCGCCACCTCACCGGCCCAGCAGTTTTACAATGACAAGTGCTCCTGGCGGGAGCTGGAACTGATGCTGGCAGGAAATTTTGGGAAGCGTGCCCTAGTGCTCACCCTGACCTATGATAATGCCCACTTGCCTGGAAGCAAGGCAGAGGCAAACAAATTCTTTCAGAAGTCTATCCGGAAGCTCCGGGCCGCCCGGAAGCTCCGTGGAGCGGAACTGAAGTACATCTATGTAACCGAGGGCTTCCACGAGAAACGGGAAAACGACTGGCTGGAGGGGGATGGCTCCCTGGAGGACCGCCGCCTCCACCACCATGTGGTCATCAACACCACGGGGATCGACGACCTGGAGGAGATCCGCAGTCTGTGGCAGGGGGGTGGGTATATCCGAGCGGAGCCGCTGGACGTCCACTACTACCGGGAGCTGGCCAAGTACATGACCAAGGAGGCCCGGGAGTTCGGCCGGCCCAAGCCCGGGGAGCGGACCTGGAGAGCCTCCAGAAATTTACAAAAACCGGTCGTGGAGTACATCGAGATCCCCAGCGACAGTGTGACCTTGGCTCCGCCCTACGGCGCGGTGGACTACGAACCATTCAGCGAGAAAAACCCCTATGGGTATGCCGATTGTATCGGAGCACGGTATCTGCTGTTCCCGGAGCGAGAGCATATAGCCTATAGCTATAATCAACCCAGGGAGCGAAAACGAAATACTCCTTAATAATTTTTGACCTTGAAACCAGTCTTAATAATTCGTCAGGGTGTGTAGAAAAGGAGGGGAACCTATTGCAAAAGAAAATTGAATCGGGTAAACTGGTCACAAAGGACGGATGGGTTATCTGTCCTCGATGCAACATGATGAAGCTCCTGCGGCTGCCGCCGGACGGAAAGGTGAAGGCCTTTGTCTACTGCCGGCACTGCAAGCGGGAGCGATATCTGGATATTGATTTGAGCCTGAGCCAATGAGCCTGAGCCGCAGATCCGCATACGCGGGCTGCTGGTTTGGGCTCTTTTCTTTTGCCCAGATCCTGGAGGTGATAGCCCAGGGGACAGAGAGGCCCAGACACAGTGAGGGTACAGTGTGAAAGAGTTTGCCAAACGGTTCTACAAGTCCAAGGCATGGCGGCGCTGCCGTGCAGCCTACATAGCCCAGCGCCGACTGGTAGACGGTGGTCTGTGTGAGAGCTGCCGGAGGGAGCCTGGGTATATCGTCCACCACAAGATTGTCCTGACGCCGGGAAACATTCACGATCCGGAGGTGGCCCTGAATCACCGGTATCTGGCCTATGAATGCAAAACCTGCCATGATCTCCACGAGGGCCATGGGGTAGGGAGAGGCGGCAGACGATTGTGTGCGTTTGACGCTGACGGCGAGCCGGTGGATCTGCGGCGGTTCTGACCTGGGGACGCCCCCCCATTCGCGGGGCGGGACACCCCTCTGGGAGGACCGGTGGGG